ATGCATACTGACAATTATAGACCAGATATTACACTATTCAAAGACGTGTATGCAAAACCATGGATCAGAGATTATGCTCTTGCAGTATCTAAAACTATGTTAGGTGAAGCAAGAGGTAAATTTAATACTATTGCTGGACCTCAGGGAGGCACAACGCTTAATGGTGCTGAACTTAAACAACAAGGTACTGCCGAGATGGAAAGATTAGATCTAGAAATTGGCAACTTTGCAGAAGGTGGCACACCACATAGTTTTGTTATAGGTTAATTCACAAACACATCATTTTAAATAAAAGAGGAATGAAAACAGACTCTCGTTATAAAAGATATCGTGATTGTAGCATAGACGAATTAGAAGAAATCGTTAATGATTTGGAAAATATGTCTATTAATGCTTTAAAAAATAAAAAATTGGACATACGTAAAACAATACTTGGTTCAGTAACTGAAGCAAAATTAGAGATTGAAAAACGTCTTAAAAAATAGTATAATCAATTAATGTTAATAGGATTAGTAGGGCCAATTAGTTCTGGCAAAAATACCGTTGCGGAAAGACTGGTAACACATCATGGATATAAACGAGATAGCTTTGCAAAAAGTTTAAAAGATGCTGTTAGTTCGATGTTCAATTGGGATAGAGAAATGCTAGAAGGCAATACCGAATCTAGTAGACATTGGAGAGAACAACCTGATAAATTTTGGAGTGAAAAAATGGGCAAAGAAGTAACACCACGTTGGGTATTACAATACTTTGGTACTGAAGTTATGCGTCAAGGTATGTATGATGCTATATGGGTTGACTCTGTTATTGGAAGATATAAAGGTGAAAATACTGTAATTTCAGATACTAGATTTCAAAACGAAATTAAAACTATTAAAGCACACGGTGGTATAATTGTTCTTGTAAAAAGAGGACCAATTCCAACCAGAGAAGAGATGCAAAAGCGAGGTACACATCAATCTGAATGGGATTGGGTAGGTGCTAACTTTGATTATACTATTGATAATACAAATAGTTTAGAAGGATTAAATGCTAATATAGATCAATTTATTCATCGGCTACAAGATCGCCAATCTTCCAACCAAGGCGTTTAATACTGCCTATTCTTTGACAATTAGCACAAACAGTTTTTAAATTTGTATATGACGTGTTTCTTAAATTTCCATCTACAAAAAATACATCTAATTGTATAGTATCTTGTGCTTTAAAACCACATAATTCACATTTAGATTTCTTACGATAGCCAGATCTTTGTAATGGTGTAACACCACCAATACGTAAGTTTTTCTTTTTACGATTACAAGTATCACATAATTTACGCCAATATACTTTTGATCCTCTGCGATAAGCATACGCTCTTGGCTTTGATTTGCATTGTGTACATAGTGGTCTTGTATCCATATACATTACTTACGTTACCTATATAGGCACCAAATTTTATAGATTAATGTCGTAAAATGCAAATGATTACATAAATAGTTCTAGTATACGTATAAATTTGCAAGGAGAACACGTAAATGGCAATAGCATCACCAGGAGTAGAGGTAACTTTAATAAACGAAAGTTTTTATGTACCGTCAGATGCGGGTACAACACCTCTTTTTATAGTAGCATCATCACAAGATAAAACACCAGGATCAGGTTCGGGTACAGCGGCAGGAACAACAACCGCTAATGCTGATACAGCTTACTTGATTTCATCACAAAGAGAATTAACAGAGACTTTCGGTGATCCAAAATTCTATACAGACGTTTCAGGAAATTCATTACACGGTTATGAATTAAATGAATGGGGACTACAAGCGGCTTACTCATTTTTAGGTATTGCAAACAGAGCATACATTTTAAGAGTAAACGTTGATACTGCTGATTTAATTGGCAGTGCAACAGCTCCAACAGCAGATCCATCAGATGGGACATATTGGCTTGACCTTGCAACAAGTTCTTATGGTCTATTTGAATGGTCTCAAACAGATCAAAAATTTACAGCAAAAACACCAACGCTAATTACAGGTGTAGGTGACTTGGTGGGTAACTCATCTACAGGTGCTCCAAAAACTTCAATTGGTTCACAAGGTGACTATGCTATTAACACAACTCACGTTTCAAACAAGATTTACAAAAAATCAGCAATTAACACTTGGGTACAATTAGGGTCAAGTGCTTGGCACTTAACACTACCAGTTAAAACAGTTGCATCAGGTACAACTGTAACAAATGGTCACACAATGTCAGTTAATGGTATTCTAGTAACAACTGGTGGAACAGCATTATCAAATGTTGCAACAGCTATTAATACTGCTAATGCAGGTGGAGTTACTGCAAGTGTAAACGGCACAACTGGAAACTTAGAAATATTCCATAACGGATTGGCATTTGGGGATTCAACTGCAGGAAATAATACAATTAGATTTGAAGAAGGTACTGGATTACTGAATTCATTAGGAATTACAGCGGCTACATATAAAGGTACTAAATTTTTACAAGACAAACATACTAATAGACCTACTTGGAAAACTGCAAATGAAAACAGACCTAACGGTTCTGTTTGGCATAAAACAACATCAGCAAACAGTGGATCAAACATTGTTGCAAAACTTTACAGTACATCAAGTGGAGCTTTTGCAAGTGTAAGTGCACCATTATATACAACAAATCATTCAGCAATTTACAACACTGATCCAACATACGGTGGAACCGGTATTGCAGTAGGTACATTATATACACAATATAATATCACTGAACAAACAGTAGACGGTCAAAGTGATATAACACCAAACGTTGGTGACTTTCAATTATTTAGATATGAAGGTGGAACAACAGTAATTTCATCTAAAACAACATATCCAAGTTTCACAGCAGGTGAAACAATGACAGTTAGAGAATCATTGAAAAATCAAGAAGCATTAGATACTGCTAAAACAGTTACTATGATCTCTGGAGATGGTTCAACATTAGGTGATGCAGACGATTTTGTAACAGCATTTTCAACAGCTGGTTTTACTAACTTAGAAGCATCAGTTATAACTTCAGGTGAGTACAAAGGTGCAATTGAAATTACACACAAGTTAGGTGGTGATTTTAGAATGAACAACATATCAGGTACACCAATTGATGATGCAGGCCTTGGAACAACCACAGCACATGCTTATGGTGGATACACAGCAAATTCAACAACATTAATTGACAACTTGTACGTTACTCCAACAGGTGATTCTGAAGATTCAACTGTAGGTAATGAAGTAATGGCTTCAAACTGGAAAAGATTAAGCTACACTGCTTCTTCAAGTTCTCCAAGTAACGAACCAACAGACGGTCAATTATGGTATGACACTTCAATTGACGAGGGAGACATTTTAGAACACAATGGAACAACTTGGCAAGGTTATGTAAGTGTTAATGCAACAACTGATCCAAACGGTCCACAATTTTCAGCGATAGCACCAACTGCACAATCAGATGGTACTGTACTTGTTAACAAAGACTTATGGGTTGATACAAGTGATTTAGAAAATTATCCAAAACTTTACAAATACAATACTACTGCAACATTAAGTTCAACTAACACAGCAAACCAGGTAGCAGTTACTACAACTGGTGCGGCTTGGGAACTAGTTGACAAAACAGACCAAACAACAGAAGATGGTGTACTTTTTGCAGATGCTAGATGGCATACTTCAATAGAAAAACCTGCTAACGACAGCACACAAGCAGGTACAGCATCAAGCATTAAAGATTTATTAAGTGATAACTTCTTAGATCCAGATGCACCGGATCCAGCAAATTACCCTTCAGGTATGCTTTTATGGAACACAAGACGTTCTGGATACAATGTAAAAGAATACAAAAACAGTTATATAACAACAACAAAATATCCAAGTTCAGGATCAAGTGGATTAGGTAATATTAGATACAACAACGAAACAGTTGCAGGGTACTATCCAGACAGATGGGTTACTAAATCAGGTAACAAAGCTGATGGTTCTATGTGTGCAGGAAGAAAAGCACAAAGAAAAGTTATTGTACAACAATTAAAATCTGAGATTGACACAAATCAAGCAATAAGAGAAGATCAAAGAGGATTTAATGTAGTTGCTTGTCCAGGTTATCCAGAAACAATTGATAATATGATTAGCTTAAACACTGACAGAAACAATACAGTATTTGTTATTGGTGATTCTCCAATGAGATTGGAAGGCACAGCAACAGCAATTCAAGATTGGGCAAACAATTCAGCGGCGGCGACTGATAACGGTGAAGACGGGTTAGTAAGTGCAAGTGATTACCTAGGCGTATTTTATCCATCAGGATTAACAACTGACAATTCGGGTACCACAATTGTGGTTCCACCAAGTCACATGATGCTAAGAACACTAGCAAATAATGACAATGTTGCATATCCATGGTTTGCACCAGCAGGTACAAGACGTGGAGTTGTAGACAATGCAACAGCAGTTGGTTATATTGACACAGGTGAAGGTGAATTTAAAACAATATCTGTAACAGAATCAGTAAGAGATACAATGCACACAGTTAAGATTAATCCAATTACTTTCTTCTCAGGAGCAGGAATTGTAAACTTTGGTAACTTGACGAAAACGTCGGCAAGTTCAGCATTAGATAGAATCAACGTTTCAAGATTAGCAGTATATCTAAGATCACAATTAGACGCAGTTGCTAAACCATTTATTTTTGAACCAAACGATGAATTAACAAGAAACGAAATTAAACAAGCAATCGAATCATTCTTGTTAGAATTAGTTGGTCAAAGAGCGTTGTATGACTTCTTGGTTGTATGTGATGATACTAATAACACACCAACTAGAATTGACAGGAATGAACTTTATGTAGATATAGCGATTGAACCTGTTAAATCGGTTGAATTTATTTACATACCATTAAGAATTAAAAACACAGGAGAAATTGCAAAATTAGGACAATAATTTTGAATAAATAGGAGTAACACATGGCAATATCAACATTATCAAAATTTACAGTACCTTTAGCAAACGATCAAAGTTCAGCATCACAAGGCTTGTTGATGCCAAAACTACAATATCGTTTTAGAGCAATCCTGGAAAATTTTGGAGTATCAACACCGAGATCAGAATTAACAAAACAAGTAGTGGATATTACAAGACCAAACTTAACTTTTGACCAAGTAACACTAGACGTATACAACTCAAGAGTATATGTTGCAGGTAAACACACTTGGGAACCAATAACAGTTACATTAAGAGATGACGTTAACAACTCAGTTACTAAACTTGTTGGAGAACAAATACAGAAACAATTTGATTTCTTTGAACAAGCATCGGCGGCATCGGGTATTGACTATAAATTTGTTGCAAGAATTGAAATGCTTGACGGTGGAGGTGGATCATCTACACCAAATGTTTTAGAAACATTTGAATTATATGGTGCATATGTTGAGAACGTTAATTACAACACACTAGCATACAACACATCAGAACCAACGACTATCACGTTAGTAATAAGATACGATAACTGTATACAAACACCACAAGGTACAGGAATTGGTACGGCGGTAACTAGAACAATAGGTACTTTAAGTACAGGCGGTGGAGCATAATAACATTTTAAAAAGCAATTATAATACACAAAAAGCGTCTTTATAGGCGCTTTTTTTGTGGTTATAAATAACGTTATGCCAAAGATAAATGACTACCTAAAAGGTTTTCAAGACGGTCTTCCGGGAATGAAAGATTTTCGTCACGCTTCACGATTATATCTAGACGACCATTACAAATTAATGCCGAAACAGAAATTTCTGTTTCACGTTGTATTCACTACTGACGAAACACTATTTGAACATGGCCCTGGTCAATTTAATAAACACGAAAACCTCGAACTTAATATGTTAGTAAGGTCTTGTGATTTGCCAAAATATGGCATGAATCTAGAAGAAAAAATTCAATACAATAAAAAAATGTATACAGCAACACGTATACAATATGATCCAGTAAACATAGTATTTCATGACGATCACGCTGATACCGTAACTGCTTTTTGGAAAAAATATTTTGAATATTACATAGCTGATTCAGTTAATTATGTAGATGATCGTGGAGACCTAAGTTTTAAAGATGATTATTACGATAGTTTTAAAATTAGAGATATTAATAAGTTTGGCATGGACACACCAGTACAAAGAAAGAAACCTTATCTACGAGCTATAGAAATATTCATATTACATAAACAAAGATTTACATCAATGAGACTTATAAATCCTATAATTGGGTCATTTGCACATGATACTTTAGATCAAGCAGACGGTACTGGAATAATGACTAATGCTATGCAAGTTTTTTATGAAACAGTAATTTACAAATCAGGAAAAGTTACTAAAAACAATATACCAGGATTTGCAACATTACATTATGATCACGAACCTTCTCCATTAAGTGTATTAGGGGGAGGAACAAATAGTATTTTTGGTCCTGGTGGTGTTGTAGATGGTATTGGCTCAGTAATAAGACATGCACAAGGCGGAAATATTTTAGGTGCAATATTAAGTGCATCAAACACATATAACAATGCTAAAAAAATGAAAAAGAAAGATGTTAAAGAAGAATTAAAAGGTATTGCTAAAAAAGGTGTTTTAGAAGTTGGTAAACAAGCAGGTACAATTACAAATCCGGTTGGAGCATTTACTGTAGGTGCGATTGTGGCAGGTGGAGTAATAGCAAATGCTAAAGGTATGGTTGATGATAAAAACAGACAAAATAGTGCTGTCATAACAACTAATGAAATTAATACAATTGATTTTCTCTCAGCAAATGAAGGA